TTTACTTCATGTTGATGTTCTTGATTTGTTTCTGTATCAAATGATTCTATCTGTCTATCAAGCATCCAACTATCTATCAAAATATCTTCTTTTTCTAATACGATGTTATTTATCTCTATTTTTAAATCTGGTAATTTGCTTTTAATTTTTCCACAAAAAAAGAAGGTTCATTGTAATGTTTTCCTTCCTCTCTTATTATTCCTATAAATTCATTTATTGGATCAGACACTATATCACCACCTTTTTATAAATATCTTCTAGCTGTTACATAATTTTTAGTGTAATAGCTACCACTTAACTTACTTATTTTTACAACATCACCAGTATGCGGAGAATGAATAAATTCTCCATTTCCAATAAACATACCAACATGGTCTATTGTTCCATTTGCTCCTTTGCTAGAAAAGAAAACTAAATCTCCTGGTTGTAAACTTCCTTTACTTACTGCTTTACCTGCTTTTCCTTGGCCTCTTGATACTCTAGGAATGTTTATACCTATCTTTTTGTAACACCATTGAGTGAATCCACTACAATCAAAAGTATTTGGACCAGTAGCTCCCCAAACATACTTACAGCCTAGCTTGCTTTTTGCTATACTTATCAATTCTTTAGCTTTTCCTGTTGTATTTGTATAGCCTGTGCCATCTCCAATTATTATTGTTCCTTTTCTTCTTCCAAAATCATTACATTCTTTTTCACTAGACATTAATATATCTATTCTATACACTCCATTTTTTAAGCCAATCGCTCCTCCTCTGTCTGTTACTGTATAAGTTTTACCATCAATTTTAGTTCCAGGACATTTTGCTTGAATTTTTGTTTTAAATTTAAGTTTACTAGGTGCAGCACAAGTATTGTTTGAAGGTACAAGTCTTTTACCATCCATAGCTTGATAATAACCACCCTCCATAGGGTTATTAGACGGATAATAAGCTGTAAATTCTGCTTTTACTTCTCTTCCATTTAGCGTACCTTCTCCATTCAAATCAGAACTTTCTTCTTTTTGCTCGTCTTGTCCTGCTGTCTTTTCATCCATAATATTTTGAAAATTTAAATCTAAGTCTATTTCATAATTTCCATTACTGTCCCAATTATGTTTATCTGTGTCTATATAAAATAGCCCTGTAAGACCTGTATAGCTGTCCTTAACTTTTACACCTCTACCAGTTATGCAACTTACGTCACCATATCCTTTCAGATTGCAAGTCTGCTCTATTCCCTTAAACTCGCTATCTATATCTATTGTTTGATTTTCTTGTTGCTGTATAACCTTTTGCATTATTATTCCAACGTCCTTAAAAATCTCATCATTGACCTTTTCACTTATCTTGTTGCCGTACTGGTCTACTACTAAGACCTTGTTTTTTACATTCTCCATGCTCTCTGAAAAGCTTGTATTTATAAGATTAGAACCTTCTTCAAACATGACATTTAGTGTAACAATTCCTTTTTCAATAACATTAAACTTGTCTAAATTGGCTTCTATCATATACTTTTTCTTTGTAGTTTTACTTGCTTCTGTATATGCACTCATTATAGTGTCATAACCAGTTACACCAATAAACATCTTAGTATATTTAACATTAGTCTTAGGTATGTTTCCAATTGCAAGTTTATTGTCATTAAATACCTGTTTTGCAATATCTTCAACCAATTTATCTTTAAAGTTATATGACACTTCACTCTGCGTTAACAAGAATCCCATATCTTTAGATACAAAACTAATACTATTATTACTAGAGTCTTTAGACCTATTAATTATCATTCCTCTATAGAGTTCTTTATCATCCACATAAAAACAAACTGTACTAGCTATAGGTATATCTATCTGTTGAAAATTCACATCAAAAGAGGATTGTACTATAGAAAATTCTAATGTTCTGGAAGGTGACTTATAATCACCTGACCATGTAACTTTTTCTACTATATCAGTTATATCATAGATATTGCCATTTTTTATGTGTACTTTTAACTTTATATTGTTAATTATAAATCACCTCCAGCCTATGGAATTACCAATACCCAACCATCTTTTATAATATCTGGATTTTTAATTAATTTTTTATTTGCATCATAAATCTTCTTCCACAAATCCCCATTACCATAATATTTTTTTGCCAAACTCCAAAGACTGTCACCTTTACCTACCTTATGAGTTCTTTGTTTTTTAGTTTCAAAACCTTTTGTGATTGGCACATCTTTTACAGAAGATAACCTTTCATCATTATTAATGCTTACTTTAGGTATCTGTATTCTTTTATATTCTTTTAAACTCAATGTAAAGTAAACATCGTTTGTACCATCCTGCTTGCCATGTTTGAAGCTTTCAATAATAACCTCCATATTCACATCAGTTTCAGTTATTATATACCTTAAAATTAACCCCTGCTCCATCCACTTTTTCAATTTATTTACACAATCATATGGTTGTGGAAAATCTTTATAATTGCAAAAATGATATTGTTTACTTGGAAAAAAACTATTTATCTCTGTTGTTCTAAGTCCTGTACCACCACAGACAATTACTTCTCCGAGCTTTAGTACATTTGTTGTGCTTGTATTTATGCTTCCACTTATTTCAAAAGAGGTCGGAAGTATTGGGAATCTAAAAGCATCATTCGATTGTCTAAGCCACATTTCCATTAAACAACACCGCCCATTTTCGCCATTTGTATTTTTTTTATTAAGCTTGATGTTATTCTTTCAATGTCAGCATCTTCTCTTACGATTACTGTTTCAGCGATTTTAGGAATTGTTATATTGTAATTTGTATTCCCACCTTGCACTTGTCGTAAGTTAGGAATACTTTTATTAATCATAGACTTACTTTCTGCATTTGTAAAAACCTTGCTACCACGCGGCATAGATACAAGTTCGGGTCCATGTTCACCTACGACAGAAAGTCCGCCCGACCAATATTTCGTTCCAGTTGCATTTCCAGCCAGTTTTCCAGCAACCCAACTAACTCCATCACTAATGCCTTTTGTTGCACCTATTATTCCACTGAGCAATGGTTTTATGAAATCAGACGCTTTTTTAACTATTTTCATAACACTATCAAAAATATTTTTAAAAATTTTACCCATAGATTTTAAAGCACTTCCAACATTTGAAAAAACTGGCGAAAACCCAGAAATCAAAGTGCTTACAACAGGAGCTACAGTTTTGACAGCAGAGGCAATTCCTGATAAAACAGACGATGCAACAGAAAGTAATCCCATAAAAATCGGAGCTAACGCACTTATAACTTGCCCGATTATCGGCACAACTGTTGATACAATCGAAGATACAGCTCCAAAAGCTGTTTGAAAAATTGGAGCTAAAGTTGGCATTTGTTGCTGTATCCATCCAATCGCCATCCCTATACCACTCGTTATTTTTGTACATACTTCTAGTATCTTAGGGCTTGCCTGGTCTATAAATCCAATTAGACCAGCCATAACCGGTTTAAGAGGTTCTAACATGCCAAGCCCAATATCTGCGATATTAGACTTTAACTTACCCATTATCGTAGAAAGTAGCCCTGAACCACTTTCAGCAAGCTTATTTGCTCCTCCTGCATACATTGTTTCAAGTTTCTTTTGTACTTCCTTTGGATCGTCTGTACTGCTTGCCTTAACTCCAAACTCCGTAAGTCTTGCCATTTCTCCAATGTTCATGTCCGCAAGTGCTTCCATAGCATCTCCAACGGTCTTGCCTGGATTTAGTGCCGCCATGTCCTCTGCTAGTTTAACCATTTGCATAGCATCTTTTGTATTTCCACCCGCTATTTGCAAAGAACGAGTTCCCGCTGATATGACTTCTCCAGTTTCAAATGGTGTCGCATTTGCATTATTTCTTAAATCTTTTAAATAGTTTGTGCTCATTCCGTCAAGCTCTTTGCTAGATTTCCCCTTGTTTCCAACTCCCATAAAATGACGCATACTTATTTGTTGTTGTTCTAGTTCCATACCACTTTTAACAGCCATACCCGCAGCACCAACCGCAGCACCAATTGGAACTATAGTTGATAAACTAGTAAGTCGATTTTTTATTTTATCAATCATTCCTTTCGTTTCGTCTTTAAGCTTTATAGCAGGTCTTGCAATAAATCTTCCAAAAGATTTTACGTTCGATTTTATTCTTTCTATCTTTTCAGTCGCTAAATCTTTTATAACAACTGCTTTCACAAGTTTAGTACGAAGAGGTGCAAGTTTTCGCCTTAAATCTTGTATAGTCCTGTGTGCAGGAGTTGCATCCATCCTTATGCGCATACGCTCTCTACTTGCCGAGCGCATCTCGTTACGTGTCCGTCTAACCTCGTTTTGAAATTGTTTTTGCTCTCTTCTAATTCCCCTCATGGTCGCACTCATATTGTCTTTTAGAGATATAACTGCACCTATATGCCTTCTAGCCATTTTTTACACCTCCAAACATAGCACCTATTAGCTCAGAAATAAGTTTTATTTTTTCTTCTTCTTCATATAACATGCAAGCGATGCGAAAATTTCTTTCTATCATAGATAAATTAGTTAATTTATCTAAATCAACACCTTTTTCTAGATAATGACTAATCATTTGCATTTCCACATCGCTTTTAATTAGTTTTTTAAGTCTTCTATTTCCTCTACAACCCCAAACCCTGCGAATTTTGTTGCAATCTTGACAATATCAGTAATTTCACCTGCTTCAAATAATACATCGACTATATCAAGTGGGTTATCTTTACATCCAAATTCAGCATGCAATTTTTCGCTCTTTAAATTCGGACTTTTAACAATTTCATATACAAAATATTTATCTCCTTCGACTGCGTCTTCCATTTCTATTGCATCAAGACACAACATCCTGTCCGGCTTTGAAATCTCTATATTTCCATCAAGCGAAGGAATATATAATTGCTTGGTTTCTTCACTTTTCTTTGCAAAATATTCTTTTCTTCTTAAAATATCCTCTATTGTTACCATTTCTTTTTTATTATCCATTTTAAAATCCTCCTATTATATAAAAAAAGGATAGTAAAAACTATCCTTTAAATTTCGTCTATTTCGTCCATCACGTCTGAATCGTTTGGTGTAAATCCAAAGCTTAGCTCTTCTTCGATTTTTCCGCCCTTTTCAAACTGTGATAAAGCTAGTTCATTAAACCACACGTTGTTAATTGTGACTGTTTCTGCTTGTTTTCCAGGTGTTCCAGGGTCTTTTACCTTACTTGTAAGTGTGCTCCGTGGGTCTTCTCCATTCTTCCAAGCTTCTAGCAATTTCTTCTTTCCTCTTGAATATACTTTTCCAAGCTTTATAGTTCCTTCACCGCTTAGTGATGTTATTTTAGAATCTTTACTCATTCCAAATTGAACTTCTTCTCTATTTGCTGTAACTTTAGCTTCAAAGCTAAGCACCTCAGCGATTAAAGTTCCGTCCCACCAAAGTTTTCCCCATGTGCCGGAAATTTGACTACTTCCTACGACATTTTCCTTGCCCATCTACTCACCTTCTTTACATATATATTTTAAATTTCAAGTCCTCCATGGCGTCAGTAACAGTAATGTTTCCTTCTATAAAAACATAAGAACCCGTATTAGCTTCTTTTATTTGCTGTTCAGTCATTTCACTATAATCAATTCCCGCTTCTTTCAGATATTTTTTATGCGCTTCTATATCTATCTGCGCATAAGCTTCTTGACTATTATCAAGAACTTCATCACGCTGTAACTCTTTAAAATAATTGTTTATAGCAGATAGAAACAATACTTTATTATCATATTTGTTAGTTACTTTTCCAACGTAATTCTCATTCCAGGTTTGAAGAATATCGTCCTGTATCATGTCAATAGCTTCAACTATTTTTATTTTCTTTAAGTCTTCTGTATCTTCTTTACTTAAAGTTACTAAAGAGTTCACACCCCTAGCTATCCTTATTCCATTATTATTTATTAAAATTAGCTCCCCTTTATTTATCGTTTCATCAGGATTTTCGATTGGTTCTATTTCTGTAACTTCATCTAAAACAAAATACGTACAACTTTCTGAAAGTGGTATACCTGCTAAGATACCTGCAATTCTAGCTGTGTATTCTGCTGTCGTATAAGATTTTTCCCCAACTTTTATGCCTGTTGTTGCGAAATTTATAATTGCTTTCTCGTTAGCATCTGCAATATTGGGTAGCACAGCTTTGTATATCTCTTTTTCCCTTCTAGCTGTCTTTATCCAGTTGACTATTTTAGTTTTATCAGCTTCTTCACTTATCCAAGGAATAGCTAAATAGTTAAATTTATTCGCCTTTAAAGCTTTTAAAACATCGTCTAAAGTCCTTTCAACATCAGCTGAATCATTAATAACTTCAATAATAACCTTGCTAGGTTTTCCTAAAAATGCAAGCCTTATATAATCATAGTTTTCTTTTGTAAATTCAGCTTCGTTTATATCTGTTAAAAAATCAATAGAATAAGATTTCTTTGTAGCTGTTGAATCTTTAAGTATTAAAGCCACAATTCCTTTTTGACTTCTAAATTTAACAGTCCTTGAACGTCTTTGAAACTCAATTATCGCACTTGGTAATCCCAAAACAAAACCTCCTTTTTTTAAATATTCATTTCAAGCTCTTCCATAAGCTCATATTTACTTTCGTCTTCTTCTATAATTTCAACTACTTGCAAATTAAATTTGTATTGTAAAACATTCTCATATATTTCTACACTTTTTTCTTCTATAGTCAATTCGCCCCCATCAATTTCTAAAATACAATCTTGAAATAATATATTAAGCTTATCAATCATTTTTAAATTTTCTAACTCTGTCTTTTCTTCAGAAAAATAATGTATATTAACAAGTAATGTACTATTTGAAAAACTTGGGTCGCTAGCCATTTCAATAGGAATAATTTGAATAAAAAAAGCAGGTTTTTTAAACCCGCTTCTTATTTCATTTGCTACTGTTTTTATATTTAAAGACTTAAGCTTTTCAACTATAGCTTTTTTTACAGAAACAATTTTTAACACTCTTACCCCCTCTAAAGATTAAAGGTTTCGTCAACCATTTTTTCTATTCTTTTATCGATTTTTACCCTTTGATGCTCCATGGTTTGTTGCAACATATGTGTTCCTTCAACATATCCCCCATTTTTTGTCACCCAGCCATTTTCTATTAGATGTGCATGTGGAGAATCATTTTTCAAAACCCCTACAAAATTCCCATTTTTAGACTGCACTTTAGTTTTCCAATTATCTTTCATGTGCTTAGCTCTTTTATATTTTTTAGGCTTTTTATCTGACTTCGGAGTTCTTGCAATAGCTTCTCCTTTGCATTTTCCTAAGCTGATATTCATAAGCTTTTCAGCTTTTTTGGGGTATTCTTTTGCAATACGCTTAAATAACTTATTAGTATAATCATCTAAACCATTTGTATTAAAATCTGTACTACTACTCATTGTAAACACCTTCTTTATAAAGAATACAATCAATATTTGTTTCATATTTATTTAGCTCTTTTATATTATTTACATGCTTTATATCATAGACAACATCATTACAAACTATTCTCATAGCTTCTGTTATATCAGTTCTATATCTTATTTTAAATCTGTAAGAATACTCTATATTTTCTTTATCTAACACATAATTATTACTATTTCTAAGCAACGATTTGTTAGCCCAAAGTTTTTTATACGTAGACCATCCTTTTGTAATTTCTCCTATGTCGTTTTCAATTTCTCCATAAATTTGTATTTCTATTCTCTGAGTTAATTTTCCAACATTCATTTTAGTACCTACTACATATAGAAATTTGAGATATTATACTTTCTAAAACAAATCTAACTTTTTCGCTATTACTTTCTGTTGCACCTCTTTTTTCATATTGCTCTGCAACATACATTTTTACATACAAACTAACAAGTTCAGATTTGTTAGTTTCATTAAAAACTTTTCCTGTTCGATTTTCCAAATCCTCCTCTGCTGCTTTCAGAAAAGACAAAAGCAGATTATCATCTTCTTTATAATCTGCCTCTAATCTCAAATATTCTTTTATTTCTTCTAATGATACAATCATTCAAAACACCTACTTCGCAACTGCACTAGTTTTTTTAACTATCATACCAAAAGCTTTATTACTTATAACATTGCCATCAACTAATGAATAAGTTAAATAATCTGTTTTTCTACTTTTTACATGTTCATCTGTATATAAAGTTACATTCTCATTTATATTTATCGCATAACCTTTTGCTATATTTCCAGCAAGAATCTCGCCATCTGCCATGCTATCATCCATTTTAACAGCTCTACCAAACATTCTTCCAACCCCATCACTATTTACAGCATCAGGGATAAAAATCGGTTTTCCTGTTGTGTCTAATATTTCCGCTAATTGCGTCCATATCGTCGTACTATTAGCATAAATACAAGCTCCATTACTCCATTTTTTCAAAACAGCCATTAATTTTGTTATATCTGTATAAGCTATCTTGTCAACATATTCTATTATTTGCGCCTTACTAGTTTCTTTTGCTAAAGCAGTTTTTATTCCAAGTGGTTGGGGTTTAAAAGAATCACTTTCCCCTGGTTTTCCTTTTCCATCTACAATAGCTTTTGCTAATGCTGCTCCCATTTTTTCAGCTAAAAGACTAGTTATATATGGAACAAATTCATCAATACTCATTTTTTTCAATTTCCACGATACAGTTATATCCTTGGCAAGCTCACAACCTCTTAAAGTTATTTCTTTTAGTTTATAACCGTCCTCTTTAACTTCTGTTTCTTCATCATACCACGCAGCATCATCACCACCGTCTTCTTCCGCTATAATCGTCAAATCACCTGCTACAAAAGTTGGAGAAGCATCCCCAAACAAAGGATACATGTCACCAATTTCTTTCCATATACCCGAAGCTACAGTTTTAGGAATTAAAATAGTATTATTTTCGCTTGTTTGAACTTCCGCTCTATACTCTGCGTTAATACTATTAAATATTTCCTGTTCTTCTGAACTTAACGGCTTTCCTAACATATCTTTAGCCCAAGCATTTTTATATTGTTCTTGTTTATCCTTAACAGTTGTGTCTTCTATACCTTCTATTTTACCTTTGTTATTAGTTAAATTAAAAATAGTAGGGTTGACTTTAAAATCGTCCTGCAACGCTCTTAAATTCGCCCTAGCTTTTACATTTCTTTCATATTCCTCGTCTAAAGCTTTTATTTTATTAGCTATTTTTTCAGCTTCTTCCGTTTTTTCTTCTCCTGTTCCTTCCTCCCCAACTTCATCATCAAGTAATTTTTGCGCCTCGTCTATCATTTCTTGTCTTTTCTTAAAATATTCTTCTCTAGTCATTTAAACCCCCTAATTTTAACAAGTTCAGTTTCAGTTGAACTCTTTTTTTATTATTATTTTCTTTTTTATTACTAGTCTTATCTATTTTATTTTTTAAAGCATGAGGTACTTTATTATACTTATCAAAATAATCGCTCACGCAAGCAGCAACCTCTTTTTTCTCATCAACTTCAAAATTAAAATAATTTGATGCTTCTTTACCAGTAAACCAAGTTTCTTCACTTAGCTTTTCTTTTATTTCTTCAATATCAATTTCTTCTTTTAAGTTATCTTGATATACATTTAAAATACCTTCCTCTATTCTGTCTAAATCCTCTGCCGCCTTAATTAATTTATCTGAATTATAAGAACCACATAAACCTATCCAAGGCTTATGAATCATAAAATAGGCATTTTGAGGGATTACAACTCTATCACCTGCTAAAGCTATAACACTCGCAATACTCGCTGCAATACCATCTACATAAACAGTTTTAAATCCTTCGTGCCTTTTTAGCATATTATATATTGCCATACCTGCAAATACAGAACCACCACCGGAATTGATATAAATATTTAAATCTTTTCCCTGTTCTTGTGCTAAAAAATCTTTTATTGCAAGTGGATACTGGTCTTCTTCTGTCCAGGCATCCCACTCATCACAGACAATATCACCATAGAAAAACAAATCTGCATTTGTTTCTGTAGAGTTTTTAACTTTTAAAAATTCTTTCAAATTATCACTAGCCATTTAATTTAATCACCCCCTTCCACAATAGCAGTATCTAATCGGCGAACTGGCTTGTCTCCGCCCTCTATTGGCGAAAGGTTCATTATCTTACGCCATTCGTTCGGAGCAAGCGAACCCCTATCAACCATTTGAACCAAATTCAATTTAGTAGACATACTTGCATACTGTAAATTAGAAGCTTCAAAAATAATTTCATTTCCAAAACTTCTTTCTTTTCTAGTAAATAATTTTTGCGTATATTCTTTAGATAGTTGCAATCCTACTGGCTCAATTTCAGACTCATAATAAGCATTCCATTCGTCTTCGGTATATTTACTTTGAATTATTTTCTCATTTGTATTAAAAAACGAATATAATCTTTGTGTAGTTTTGTCCATCTGTGCGGCGTTAGGAACATAACTCTCAGCTTTAACCTGTTCAGCATCATATTTTGAATCAGTTGCGGCAGCTCCGCCTGCTTCCGAGTCTATTTGTAAGTAATTTTTTTCAAACTCTTTGACCTCTTTTTTAATATCGTCAGGTCGAAGTGATGTTTTAAATTTTAATAACCATTTGATTGTGTTGCTGTTTTTAATAGCCTTCACGACTCCCTGGTCTGTTGTATTTACAACTTCCATAAGCGCTTTAAGTACTTTAGTTGGAGGCGTTCCAAATAAATCATTTTCGTTAAAATCTTTTCTTAAATGGATTATGTTCGAATATGGATAGGTAACTACTTTTCCATTTCTAAGTAAGAATTTTAAAAACAAAACTCTATCTTCATAAATAGCTTCAAAATTTAAAGCATTCAAAGGGTAAATTTGAGTTGGTATATTATCATCATCTTTAATAATCACAGCAAAAGCATTGCTATTAAGCTCTAATTGAGTAACCATCTTCTCTTGAAGTATTTGCCCACTCATAAATGGGTTCGGATTTTCAAGCAAAAATTTAATGTAAGGCTCTGGATTAGTTTTAAATTCAGTCTCATTACTTCTAATATGTTTAGCTGCCATTTTCCCAACAGCTTTAGCCTTCGGTCGTATAATACTTCTTACAATATCGCTTCTATATAAATTGCCATGCCAACTATAAAACCCGTTTCCCAAATCTGAAATGAGTTCCATTACAATTCTTTCAGGAGCTTCTTTATTTTTCTTCTTAGATTTAAATATGTTCATTTTTCACCCCCTTACTTAAATCATGTTTTCATATTCTGACATTTTTTCTTTTAGAACAACATAGCCTATAATTAAAGTGACACCTCCATCAATGCGTCGTCTTCTGTCCATACCTTTTATTGGCTGTATATTTCCATTTATATCTGTTTTTATTTCTATATTGCTAAGACACCATTTATCGATAGGGTTATTATTATAAATAACTTTATTAGCTTTTAAATCTGCCCGTAGCTCCTTCATAGGAGCTGATAGTGTATAAACTCCTTGCCTAACTTTAATCATTGCATCCTTTCCGAACTCATTTTCATAAGCTAAAAGTAAACTTGAATCAACATGCCAAGGGTCGTATCCAATCCAAGAAATATAAATATCGTATTCTTCCCTAATTTCTCTAAACCATAATAAAATGTCGTATGGATTTATTTTATTTCCCTCACATACCCTTAACAAACCTTGTTTTTCCCACAAATCGTATGGAATTTTATCTTCATCAACTTTTTGCTCTAATCGTTCAGACGGAACCCAATACATAGAAAGCGTATAAATATTATCATCATGTCTTTTCCTTAATAAAACTTTAGCAGATGCAAGGTCTGTAGTTTCAGCTAAATCAAAACATCCTATGCCATATCTAAATCCCATTTCATCTACATTAAATTTAGTTTCATTGTTTAACTCATCCCACCTCAACCAAGCAGTAGCAGAATTTTCTTTCATATTAAAATCTTTCACCATAACGGTAGGTTTAAAACTTGGGTCTGTTTTAGCTTTATTAACACAATCTCTTAAAAAATCAAGTTTTTTTATAGTGCCTAAACCTGGGTTGGCTTTTATCCAACATTCTTCTCTATCCCATTCATCTTTGTCATCTAGCTCATAAATAAAAGCTATAAACCTATCATCTTTTATTTTTCCATCCAAGACATTGCAAGCATACTCATATTGCGCATCAAAAATGCCCTCTCTGACAAAACCATTTGTAGTTATACAGTTTAAAAGAGGTTGATTTCTTGCACCCATAGATTGCTTCATTAAGTCGTAAATATCTCTGTTTTTTATAGCTGCCAATTCATCTATTGTTACCATGTGTGAGTTTAATCCATCAAGTCCATTACTATTGCTTGCGAGTGCCTGCAAAAAACCATAATTAGCATGGAAATAGAGGTCTGACTTTCTTTTTTTAATATGCTTAGATAAAATTTTAGATTGCTGTACCATTTTATAGCACTCTTTAAACCCTTTTTGTGCTTGCTCATATTTAGTTGCTATATTGTAAACCTCTGGCGACCCTTCATTGTCTGCAATTAACATAAATAATTCATCTGCTGCCAATTCTGTAGTCTTACCATTTTTACGACCTCGAATATCAAGTACTTCTTGATATTTTCTAAACCCAGTCTCTTTATCAACAAAACCGAACACAGCTTGATGTTTAGCTTTCTGAAATAATTCAAGCCTCAAAGGCTCCCCTAATTTCCCTTGTGCTTGTTTGCAAAACGTCTCTATAAACTCGATAGGTCTATTCGCAAGTTCTTCATCAAACACCCAATTATCCTTTGGATTATATAAGTCTTGAACAAGTTTTTTATATACCTGCTTAATCCTGCTACAAGCAATTATTTCTCCACTTAATATTTTTTGATAATACTCTTCAATGTATGTCATTTTTGAAGTCTACCTTTTTTCATAAACTCAATAAGTTTGTCCTCTTCCTCCTGCTTTTTGTCGCTTGGAATAATATCAATCAGTTGTTTCATAACACTAGAGTAAAGCTTCATAAAATTTAAATATATTTTAACTTGAAGCCTCTCTCTTTCAAATTCCTGCTTACCTTGTTTAAAAATTTCAGTCAAACCTTCTTTTGTCAAAATTTCCCTAGTCCCTTCTAAAGATATTTTTAAAAAAGCTGCTTCATTTATTAGCCCATCTAAAATTTTAACTTTTTCTTTTTCTAAATCTTTATAGTTTTTCTTTAATCTGCTTACCTCTTGTTTTATCTTTTTTTCTTTCTCTAATTGTTCGTAAATTATTTTAAATAACCCCCCTCCCATTCTGATTTTTTCATGCGGAGGAAAATTGATGTGGGGACATCGGTATTTGAAATCAGCCCCCCAGGGTCGTTTTTAGGGGGGGGATATGCTATTTTTTTCTAAATCGAAATCAATTCCCCATTTTCATTAAATTTTAATCCTGCTCTAGTAATATCTTTCTTACTCTTATGTTTTTTACTATGACAGTCCTTACATAGCAATATTAAATTTTCCTCACCTAAAGCTATATCAGCATCATGTATATTAGCAGGAGTCAAATATTTTATATGATGCACTTCTTCTCCTAGCTTCCCACACTCAGCACACAAGCCTAAATGCTTCTTAATAATTGATTGCCTGCACTCCTTCCAAGCTTTGCTATTATAAAAACTTCGACTAAACTCTCTAGCCATTATATAAGCACTCCCTCAATAGCTTCCTTAAGTATCTCTTTAAATTCTTCTATATTCCAATCTATCACTAAAGCTTCTTTGTCTACTTCCTCACACTCTACCTCATCAAGCTTACTTAAAAACTTATCAATCAAAAGCTCCATAGTTGCCACATCCCTCTTATATTCTTCTTTTTCATCAAAAGGATATGGGAAGCTATTATAAGCTTTGTCTAAGTTGCGAGAAATTTTTAAATCTAATGCTGAAATAATCAGTTTAATCTCTTTATCATCCAACTCTATTTCTTTCATAAAATACCTCTTTTCTTATACGAACATTATTAAAAACCATCTAAATATAATTCGCATTTCTTCATTTGAACGTCTTATTTTCTTAGAGAACCAGACATTCAATTTATTTTTTTCCTACTTCTTATATAGCGTTTTTGATATCTTGAATATCACTACACCAAATTTTTAGACATTCAAACAGGCAAATAAAAAAATATCACCTTACAAAGTCGTCTAATGACTCGCTGTAATGATGATACAATTCTTTATCTAAACCTAAATACATTTTTGTTTCTTCTATAGAAGAGTGACCCAACAATTCTTTAACTGCAACAATATCTTTTCCGCTATCAATATAAATTTTATAAGCATAAGTTTTCCTCATACTATGTGCTGTTATATCACATAACCCAAAATATTCTCCTGCTTCTTTTAATGCTTTGCTAACAGCTTCAACACCAATATGAGGATATTTTTTTTTCCTTGATGGAAACATATATTCATAGTCATGTTTATCTTTTATATATTTCTTTAATATTTGTGCAATTTTAGGTCTTACTTCAACCGTTCGAGGCTTCCTGTTCTTTTCCCTAATGTTTTTACTATTAACTTTTTTACCTTCCATTATGGTAAATTCTTGTCTTCTTAAAGCTTCTTTTACGTCTCTAACTTTTAGTTTAACTAAATCTCCTGCTCTATATCCTGTTGTTATCCCTAGCATAAAAATTACATAGTTTCTATAACTTTTATATCTTAGATAATCTTGAATATCTAGCACTTCTTGCGTACGCTTGATAGGCTTTGATGCTTTTTTTACTCCTAATCAAAATCCCCCCTTCCAAAAGAGAATAAAAAAAGCCTAAAAAAATTAGGCTATAGTTTTCGAGGAATATTCAGTTGTCAATGTACACTTTTTTCTATGATACAATTCTAACATGTTTTCTTTAGAAGCGAAGTATAAAAATAGTCTTTTTTCTGTAAAAATAATGTTTATTCTAAAGCTTCATCACCATATATCATTAAAGCTATTTTATTAATAGCAATAGCTTTTTTGTTATAAAGACTAGTTCTATCATAATTTAATTCCCTTGCCATTTTTGTAATAGGCATTTTCCCATCCCAGCTATAAAAGTATACTAGTTCTATAATTTTTTGTTCTATCTCTGATAGCTCTTTTAAATAAATATTATAAAACTCTAGCTTTCGCTCTATAATTTCAATTTCAGTTTCTTTGTTGTAGATAGCATCCTCTATTGTTACAACCATGTCATCTATACCTTTTACACTTTTTTGTACTTTAAACCCTAATTCTTCATAATTAATTTCTCTATAGTTTTCTTTGTGTTTAAGAATTGCTATTTCTTTTTTTAATACTCTTAACTTTCTATATTTATCTCCTAACATTTTTAATGCATTTTCCACTTTGTCAAAATACTCTTTTTTTATTTTCATTTTTACACCTCTTGTACTTTTTGTTATAAATACCTAACTAATCCTTAAATTAAGGTTTGGGGACTAGTTAGATACTTTTTAGCATTTCCAACCCTTATGTATTATTCAAAATGTTCTGGATTTTTATTTTGTTTTTTTGTTATAAGACTTCATTTTTTTAAGTTCAAATAAAATCTATTAATATAAATTATTTATACCTTATTTATTTAATAATTAAAGTAAATATCATCTATTTATGTTTTTAACTTTAATCTATTTTTTCGAGTTTCCATTTCCTTCTTCTTAGTTTTTTATTATGCTCTTTCAATCCTTCTCTTATGTTATGTATACCAATTATTTTAAATAAAGTAAGAATTGCTTGAAAAACATCTAAACCTTCTTCTAATATTTTCTTATTGTCATCTAGTGCAATAGCTTCTTTAAGTTCTAAAATTTCTTCTAATACCTTTTCAAATTGTTTTTGAACTGTCCAACTACCTGGTATGTTAGCAATCATTTTAAAATTCATCTTTGAATCTCTCTTTCTTCAAACTTTTTTCTCTTTTGCTTTTGCATTTATTAGAACAATATGCAATTTTACCATTATCATCAGAAAAAAATGCTTTTCCACACCAACCACAGATTTTTAAAACTTTCCCTTTCTTATCCATTTTGCCACATCCTTTTCTAAATCCCAAAACGGAGCTGTTTCTCTATTTCTTTCAGCAGTTAAAACATTAACTATTCTGTAATTTTTAAGTTCTTTTTTTCTTTCAAGCTCCCTAATCCATTCATAAAATTTGCATCTATATTCAAGTGTATAAACATAATCGGGTAAATCATTATACTTATCTAATAAACTATCAAATTTTTCTAATGCTTGCGTAACATTTATCTTATTCATTTCTAACACTTCCTTCTTTTATTCTAAGCAACTCTTTTTCCGTTTCAGCAGCTTCTTCACACATTGATTTAAAACTTATTTCAAAACCTTTCTTCAAAAAGTCATATAATAATTCATTAGAAAAAGTAATAGGCACTTTAGTTCCATTTTTTTTAATAATTGTGACTTTTACCTTCTTACATTCTTTTATATCATTCGAGTAACCACTTAGCTCTTTTATATCTCTTCGTGTTATGCTTATCGCTTCATCTAGTCGAAACCTGTTCATAAATAGCCTCCTTTATTTAAGCACCTCTTTTATTCCTACAAGGAAATTATTTATTTTACTTAACCCTTTTTTATAGGTATAGAATTAAGACATTTTTGTCTAATTCTAATACTTTTAGTTCTGTTATAAATTGCTATTGCTTTCCTTGTTTCTTTATTTAAAATACAATCTATAAACAAGCTATATACATCTAATTCGCTTTTATACTCTTTTAGTTCACTTTTATATTCTTTCAACTGTTCTTCTAAAATTTGAATCAATTCTTCATTATTGCTCATAATACACTCATGCAACCTTATTTTATCGTCCCTTATTTTGATTTCTTCTTTTAAGCATTCAATATTTCTGTCCATTTGTTCCTGGGAAACGATTAAGTATTTACCTATTTTCATTGCCCAGCCTCCTGTTCACTTTCCTCTCTTATTTTCTTAAGAGCTAACTCAATTAAATCTATTTTACTAAGATGAGGATTTTCTTCCCTTAATTCAAGAGCAACATTACCAACATATTCCCCACGTTCGATTGCTCCCATTTTAGTTATATCTTTATACAAAACAAACACTCCTTTTTAAAAGAGGCTGGTTATTTAGTCCAGCCTCTTTAGTTTTATGCTATTATATCTATATTTTCAATGCCTTCTAATTTCTTTTCTAAGTACTCCTTTATATTCTTGATTGCATCAAGTCTCCATGCTCCACCGTCTGCCTCAATTAACTTAAATGTAATACCCTCTTTCACCCTAAAGATAAATTCACTTTCGGGCTGGTCTACTTCCGCAAAAGTTCTGTAAGGCTTCAAACTAACTCTATTAGGCAGGATTACATCCTCTACACTTGCCACTCCTGTACTCATTGCAACCACTTGTGACACTCCATCGTCCTGTACAGTTTTCACGCTTGTTTCTTTTACATTTCCACTCACTTTTAAAAGTAAATTCTTATCCTCTGTATCTACAAAAGAGGATTGTAACATAATATTAAATTCTTCTGTATCAAGCGAACAACCAAAATTGATATGAGGTAATAATGCTTTACTATCAACATAAACATTCCTTTTCCCACTTGCCATTAATTCAGAGTACAATGCAACACTCTTAGGGCTTTCAACATGAACTATAAGTCTATCACTTTTAGCATCACTATCAAACTCTGATTTTATATACCCTATTAAACCGTCCAATGTATTTAAACCAATTATTTCAACTGGTTTTGAATGTACTGGAATTAAATGGTCTGTTGTATATGTAACCCCATTAACTTCTTTTGTTTCTATTTTTCTTGCTCCAACTTCCATTACTCTGTTAAATAAATCTGTTAACATATTAAACACTCCCTTTTAGTTTTTATAAGTCTTTTAAACTTTTAAATTTACGAATATTACCTTCTTCACTTTCTTTTACTTCTGTTTCTTCTGTTACACTTGTTTCTTTACTCTCCAAATCGCCTAATTTTACTTGCCCCGGCAACTGATTTCCATATTCGTTTGCGTCTACTTCGCCAGTTCTAAAATCCTTTTCAACTATAATGTCCGTTTCACTAGGTAAGACACTTGCGAGCTTTGGAATAACTTGTATTTGTGTATTAACATGAGAACGATTTTTGCCTGGTTTTAGTGTAACCTTTACAGTCAAAGACCTTGTAGATGTTGCTGGCGTATTAGGGTCTTGTATGTTTTTAAATATCTCCATGAACCCTTTTTCAATCTTTTCTTTTGTCTCTCCATTGCACAATGTTTCTAAATTAATCATTTTTTAAATCCTCCCTTCTTTTTTTATTGACGGCTTACGCTGTTACTTTTTGTTTCTTTTCAGATAAAACAGGGAATTACAATAAGTCTGTTATTTCTAGCAAACAATCTGGGCATACGTCTATACTTCCTAGTTGGTCAGAAACGGAACGATTGTTGTTATAATTTTCTAAAACTGGCATTGAAGTTAATTCCTCCGAACTGTCTACGCTTGCCCCACATTTATCACAACATATCCTCCTTTTTAGTTTTGGAGCCTCTTTTTTGCCTTGTTCCATACCTTTTGCGATTAGGTCGCCAAAATTGAAAGCCATTTTCCCTACTTCTGACATAATCCTCACTTTACTATTCCTTAGAGTGTCCAAGGCTTTCATAGCATCCTCTTCTGAACATTCATCACTTACAGCAAAATCCATTAAATAGCTGTCTTTTGCTCCTATTACGTCCTCATACTTCATGTACTCGTCGATAGTATTGCATAAAATAACTTTTATCATTTTTAAGCCTCCTTATTATTTTCTTTTTAGTTTTTAATTGGTTTAGTGTAGCCGTCAAGTACACTTTTACTTATTTTCTCTTTCTTCAATCTCTTGCGCTTCATATAATGTATCAAGTTTTAGCATTGCAATTCTAAGCTTATTCTCATCAAGCAAATTAATTTTTTCTAAAACATTTTTTCTTAAATTATTAATATCTTGCATCTTATTCACCTCTCACTTGTTGACCTGTAATACAATTATATTCTATTTTTGATTACAAGTCAACTATATTGTAAGATTTTTTTATCCTTTTATTGTTGACTTGTAAGCATAATTAGATTATAATTATTACTATGGAGGTATAAAAAATGGACATGAATAATATAAGCCCTCAGAGCAAACGCATAAGGGAATTAAGGATTGAATTACAATTAAGTCAAGAAGACTTTGCAGAAAAATTGAAATTAAAAAGAAATACAATATCGCTTATCGAAAATGGCAAAAGAAATGCAAGCAATAGAACATTAAAAGATATTTGCGACGCTTGGAGTGTTTCATATGATTGGTTAATGAATGGAACAGGAAATATGTTTTGCGCAAAAGATACAGATAAGGAATTCGCACAACTAATTGGAAAATTAAGTAAGGCAGAAAATGAATTAGAAAGAGAATTGATATTAAAAATGTTTAAATTAAATAGAAAATATTTAGCCTTATTTAATAACATGCTTGATTCTTTACTAGAAATAGAAGAATAGCAATCGCTATTCTTCTATTTTTTCTACTTCAAAATTCCTAATATGTACCACTTTATCATCAATAAAGTTCTTCTATCTTTATTCAAATCAAGCTTTTTAATAATTGCGACTATTTCTTCTATCAATTCTTCTTCAATATCCTTTTCTTCTTCTAGCAAATAAATCCACTCCCCCTAAAAAATAATAAATCAAACAATTTAAATATATTTTCTAAATAATATTATACCCCCTTTTGTTCGATATTACAAGAACATATGTACGATTTTTTGTCGTAATTAAGTCTTTATACTACAATAATAGTACCTTTTCGCAGATTTTGCTACTGGAAAATAATTCCAATTCAATTTATTTTGAATTTTCTCACATTTAAAAATTGTAGGGTCAAATATTTAAACCCTACAGCTCTCATATCAAAAAGTCACCGGAGTAGGAATATATATATATATATATATATATATTAAATCCTACTCCGGTGACTTTTTGTTTTTTTCTTTTTCAATTTTGAAACTCTATCTCAAAAAGTCAGTAGGTCTGAAATTAATATATATATATATATAAATCAGACCCGTTGACTTTTTGTTTCTAAATACAAATTTCTAATTGTTCTTTTGACTCTACTTCTTTTTCAATTTTAAACTCTATATCAAAAAGTCAACGGAGTAGGAATTTATATATATATATATATTAAATCCTACTCCGTTGACTTTTTGTTTTTTCAATTTTGAAATTATACATCAAAAAGCCGGGGTTAGGAATTTATATATATATATATTAAATCCTAACCCCGGCTTTTTGTATTTAAACACAAATTTCTAGTTGCTCTGTTTTTGTTTTTTCTTTTTCAATTTTAAACCCTATATCAAATTCATTGTTTAAAAATGCTTTTTCAATTTCATCTAATTTACTTAATAACCTTTGTTTTCTAGTCTTTATAGCATTTCTTAAAGTTAAGTCACCTTTTTCTAGTTTTAAATCCTTTTCTATGTCTTCTACTGTTATATATCTTTCAATTTTTTTTATTTGCACCCTATCACTATTTATAAATTCAACATTTGGAATATTATTTTTATAATATGAGTATTCTTTCAACGTTTCAAAGTTTCTATGCTGTTTATTTTTTATTACAAATATATTTTTTAGGATAGTTCCTAATTTATTAGTTGTTAACTTCCAATCATCTCCTAAAATCGTCCCTAAATCGTTACTTAACTCTTGTAAGTTGTATTTTGTATAAGCTATTCCAGTGCCAAAAAGCTTGTCAATATAATTATATGCAACAACTTCTATCAAGTTATCATTCAGCAAATTAGGGTATTCTTCTTTTAGTTCTCTGTATATAAGATTGTTTATTTTATTAAATATATTGCCTCTTTTATTATTCCCCATGTTTGCAAGTTTCCATGATAATTCTAAGCTATAGTTATGCTCTAGCACATATTTAGAAAATAGTTCAATTTCGTTGTAACAGTCTGCTTTGTCGATTAAATAATCTATATTATACTTAATGTATGCCTGCTTGTAGTCGTTTTCAGACATCTTATTATAATTCATATAGCTCATGAGGTTAAAGTCCTTAGAACCCCTTTTAATTTGCTCATAGCCGACTAGGTACTTTTTATTTTCTTCTAAAGTTTTCAATGTTGCCGTTTTGATTTCTTTTAAGACTTTTTTATATTCTTTTATTCCTTGTTTTGTTTCCTCGTCTTGTTCTTCTATGTTTTCTATTTTTACATCTTTGAAATATTCTTCTAAAAGCACTTTTAAACTTGCTATTGTTCTGCTGTTATAATACCTTGTGTAAGTATTACTTATAATAAATAACTTATCTATTTCATAACATTTATTTTTAGTTGAATAGTATACATTAGAATCTATACTAAAAGGAACAAGGTCTATTCCAACAGTTTCAAATCCTGTTGCTCTTTTACTATTTAATTCGTTATATAGTGCTTTTAATTTATTCGCTCTTTTAAAATTAATATTAATTATATTATTAACTTCATAAACCTTGTTACTTGCCTCTGTATCATTAAAATTATTAAAAATATGAACCCTTACGCGCTTTAAATCTCTAAATCTTGCAACATACTGTTTTATCGTCGCTGGGTCTTTAAAACCTGCGATTATTATATCTGTTATATCTTTATTTTTTATATTTACCCCTGCCAAAATTGTTGTTGTGTTTAGTAAAAGTTCATAGTCTCCCATATCAGAGTGTTGTATTATTCTCTTATACAATTCACTTTTAGCCTTGATTTTTGCGTAAACTATGTCACCTTTTTTTGTTGTTAATTCATTTATATATTTTAAATCTTTTTTATTATTATAAAGAACTGCACTATTTTTTGACTTATTGATAATCTCTATCATTTTATCTAAGTTTATATTGTCATAAAGTCTTACATCATATTTAGTATTTTTTTCTTTTATGTATTCTATTATGTAGTTGTAAATTCCAAACTCTAATTTAGTTGGAGTTGCTGTTATGTCTATTCTTCCCTTACATTTTGCAACTATATTATTTAAATTTTTTATTGCTTTTTCTCTGTAGGAATCTGTGTAAGTTTGATGTATTTCATCAACAACGATTATGTAATCGCTTAAGTCAATGTTTAGTAATTGTTCTGTTTTATCCCACGTGAAAACAGATAAATTTCCTTCTTTTAGTGCTTTAGGGGCTGGCATCAAATCATATGCCCCTGGTATGTTATATTCACGCATGGATTGCTCAACATTCGCACTATTTGGTAATATGAATAGTGCTTTTGTGTTCATTTTTTTAAGTGCATTTATGAAGCTATAGCTTTTTCCTGTCCCTGTTTCAGCAAGTAAAAGAACCGTCTCTCCTGCTCCTGCTCTCGCTATTGCGTTATATATTCCACTCTTTTTTTCATCTATATATTTTTTTATTTTATGAGTTTCTTGTCTCTCAAATTTTGCGTAATTTTCTATTTCTCCTACTGCTCTATCTAGGTCGCAATCATTTCTAAACATCTTATCTATATTATTTTTATTATTATTTTCCATCTTTACCCCTCCAATTTTTACTTGGAGGCTGACGCTCTTTTTTTGATTTTTTGTAATAATTTTACTATTAAAATTACCTTAAAAACCTTGTGTTTTCCTGTACTTTATCTTATAATATAAATATAAGTATAGAAAAACAAGGATATATTATCCTTAAAAAGAGAGGTCTAACCTCCAACGTGCGAGGAATACTATTGTTTGACGGCAGTGAGTATTCCTCATTTTATTTTTTTGTAGATTATTTTAAACCAATTAAAAAAGTTTTTTCTGCTTATTATGATTATAATTATAGCACATTTAAATTATAAAAAAATATACTGTTTTCAAAAATAAATTATATTTTAGAAATAATTTTTCTAAATCATTGAATTTAGTAAGACTTGGTGTACAAACTGAGTCTTATTTTTTATAATTAAAATATGAAGGGGGAATAGTTTTATGTTTAATTCAGTAAAGAGGTTTTTAAAGACATTAAAAGAACCAGTTTTGACGGAATTTGATATTGCAAAACAATACGATTTTAGCAAAAAACTTTCTGATGATATTATAAGTTCTTTTAAAAGTAAGAAGGAAATAGAATACGAAAAATTTATTAAATTTACAAATTCTAAGAGTAAAGTTTTGGAACACTATGTTGTTTTCGATTTAGAGACTACTGGTTTAGATGCTTCAAAAGAAGACATTATCGAAATAGCTGCTATCAAATTTGAGAGGGATGTCCCAAGCGAAATTTTTAGTACATTTGTAAAGCCAAGCAAAAGTATACGAAAAAAAATAACTGATATAACAGGGATAACGGATGATGATGTTATTAATGCTCCAGGTATAGAGGAAGTATTGCCACACTTTTTGAATTTTATAGATGATTATACACTTATAGCTCACAACGCTATTTTTGATATAGAGTTTATATCAGACAAGTTATATAAGAATGGATATAAAAAAATTACTAACAGGGTAGTAGATACATTAGCATTGTCAAAGAAATACATAAGAACGTACGAAGGTAAGAAATTAAAAAGTTATTCTTTGCCTTCCTTGCATGAAGAATTAGGGTTAAATTATAGTTCTCATAGAGCTTTAGAAGATTGTAAAAGTTGTTCAGCAGTTTATAAAGCTTGTAAAAGTGAAATGAAATTTAAAGAAGAATTAGCTTATTAGTTAATTGTTAAAATATGTTATAATAATTTTAGCAAGAGAAAGTAGTCTATATTCTAAGAAAAAGAGTGGAGTCTATACGCAAAAGATTATCCTCCCAACGCTATGAAGGGAGGTGATGTGAAGTATGGATAATTTTTTACTTAATATTTCGGCTGGTGTTATAGCTAGTTTAATATTCTATCTAATTAGTAAATTATTTAGACAAGTAAAAAACCGCTCTTTTGTGCGAAAGGGCGGTTGGGAATTTGATTTAAAAATCAAATTCAAAAAGTTTAAATAATTTTTTATTTTAGACTAAAACTGCACTCTCACGACTAGAATACAGTTCTCTTGCTTTTATTATATCACAATTCTTAAGAAAAGATACGAATTTATATCATTTCAATATACCAAAATTTTCTAAAAAGCAGGGCGAAACTATTGTTTTTATCGTCACGTTATGCTATAATTATATTATAGAAAGGAGGTGACAACAAGGAAATGAGTAGACTAGAAAGAAGACAAAAAAATAGAGAGAAAAGACTCAGCAAAGTTAAAATCATTCTCTCTATTCTGAGTATTTTAGTAAGCTTAATAGATAGACTTATTAAACTGCTAAAAGACTTGTAAGTTTTAAGCTAAGAAGGAAGTGCAATTCCTTCTTAGTTGACTTCTTTCTTAAATTATAACACATTTTCTTGAAATGTATGAGTAAAAAAGTATATAAAACATGCGTTGCTGTAATTATTTTTACAATAGTTTTAGACGTAATTCTTTTAGTAAAAGATTTTAGTATAAGTAATATAGCTGGATTGCTTATAAGTTTCTTACTATTAACATTTTTTTATTGGCAACGTAAAAAAGGCGAGTGGTAGTTTTGAAAGAAACAAGGATTTTGAATATTAATTTTAACAAAAGTGGTTGTGGCTCTGTAAGCACCAGACTGAATATACCTATTAGATTTTTACGAGAACTAGGCGTAACCGAAAGTGATAGGAGCGTTGAAGTGACTTTAAAGGGCGACGAGATAATAATTAAAAAGGCTAAGAATGAATAACTTTTTCTAAAAAAGAGGGTTAATATTTCTTAGCCTTCTTTTTCAAAAATTTACGATATTGTAAATATAATATTTATATATTTAAAATACAATATATAATACGTGATTAAAATATTGTATTTATATTGTAAAGATATTATTTATAAAATATTTTTACATTGTAAAATATAATATTAAAATATTGTTGCAATATTGTAAAAACAATACTACAATAATATTATAATAATATAAAAATGAGGTGTCTAAAATGGCTGATACAAAATTAATTGTATTTTTCAATACAAAAGGCGGGATATATAAGACGACTACAACTATTATGACAGCATACGAACTTGCAAAAGATAAAGATAAAAAAATTCTTCTTTGGGACTTAGACCAACAAGCGAATTTAACTCAGTATGTTTATAAGACTAATCATGATAAAAAGACTACATTAGATATGTTAAAAGACGTTAAAGCCGAGGAAATTATTATTAAATCTTTTAATAAATCTTATCCAAACATTGATTTAATAGCCTCAGACATTTTAATGGCTAAATTTGAAAGAGAATTATTTTCTTTTCCAGCTCGTGAACAATTTTTGGCTCGCTGGTATATGAATAATTTTGATGTATTAAGTGAATATGATTATATATTTTGCGACTTATCTCCCAAATATGATTTAACGGCTATGAATGCTTTATTTTTAGCTGATAGTGTAGTTATTTTAATTAAAGACAAAAATGTTTCTAGCTTAAGAGGAGCGGATTATTTTAAGCAACTTTGGGATATAGATAGAAGTTATTTTAAAAAAGAGGATAATATAAAAGCAACAGTTTTAGTCGGCTTTGAAAAGAAAAGAACGGCGGTTAGCAACACATTTGATTCTTACTTAAAAGAGTTTAATGTTTTAAGGAATATGATGTTGAATACATATATAAGAAAAAATGAGTTTATTGAACAAGCATTAATGAAAAAATTATCTTTAACAGATTATACAAAAATAACTAAAGAGCATTTTAGTAGACAAGAGTTTGCTAGCATGTTAGAAGAATTAAAAGAAAGAGGTGTGTTATAGATGCCAGTATTCAACAAAGACCTTTTAGGAGAAAAAGAAAAGCCACTTTTGAAAAGTGGGACAATCGTACAAAATGATTCTACAACTACAGACAATAAGACATTAAACATATATAATCTAGTTAATAAGAAAAGTAAAAAGGTGACTATGAGTGCAACGCTTGATGAAGAGCTTGTAAATAAATTAAAATCTTTTTCTATTGATATGAACAGCGACGTTAGTAAGTTATTAAGCGATATACTAACTCAAATTTTATCTGATGTCACTATAAAAGAAGAGAATTTAAATATATACAATGAGAGAAATAGAAGAAATAAGACTAAGAAAAAGTAAATAATATTATATTTATATTGTTTAGATATTACTTAAATATTGTATATATAATATTTAAGTAATATTTTAATATTATTTTTGCAATATATTGATATTGTTTAAATAATATGTTTTAACTATAATCTAAAAAGGGGTTGGAAAAGATGTATATTGAACAATCTAAGAATGTTTATCTGCAAATTGGAAAAGAGTTATCTGGAAAAATGACTAAATCTGAATTAAATAAGTTTTCACAAGAAGTTGTAAATTTTTTGCGATACGCTGGATTTGATAAGGATATGAAAATTAAACTATTTCAGACAATCATAGAAGCAGTTGCGAGAAAAAAAGTATCATTACCAAGCGACAGCGAATTTACGGAAGGAATATTACAAAGCGACGAAGCAGAAATGACAATGAATGTAGGATTTTTAATCGAAGGATTGAGTTATCATAATAATTAAATCTTTAGCATTAAAAAAAGCAGTGTATTTATTGAATACACTGCTTTTATTTCCGTATAGTTAATCAAAAACGATACTATATACATTAATAATAATACTCTTCTACTTAATTTTCAACTATATTTTGCAATTCTTGTTTACAATTTTCAATGCTTTCGTGTAATTTTTCTAAAAAAGCTGATGAGCTATCATCTATATTTCTTTCAGCGATTTCTTCGAAATTTTCTTTATTGAATTTTTCATAACTATCCCAATTCAAACTTTTATCTTCCTTTTCACACCATTTTTCGAACTCTTCATAATCATTTACATGGTAAATTTCTCCAAACATATCGTCTAAATGAGTTGGTGCTTGATTTAATGTGAAAATATTAATTTCTTTGTCATCACCTAAAAGTTTAGCCCAAGTTTGAACTGCTATCGCTTCAACTTTTCCTTGTATATCGATATAAATTTTTATATCATTAGTCTCTTTGATTAAACAACTTTCTTTAAAAGCTTTTATAGCTTCTTCTTCTATTTTATCTATATTCATATCTATAACTCTTAAAAATCTTCTAGCTTTTTGTTTATTCATTTTTTATATCCTCCTTTTGATTATTTCTTTCTTTAATTATATTATAAACGTTTACGTTTATTGAGTCAACACTTTTATTAAACTTTTACGCTTATTTTCCCCTTGTCTTTTTAAACTTTTGCGATTATAATATAAGTAAAAGGAGTTGTTAAAATGAAAGATGTATTTGAGGAACTAATCTCTATAAAAGATGCTTGTGAACTTTATAAAAAAGGTGAAAGTACGTTAAGACTTAATATAAGAAACGGAAAATTTGTGGAAGGTGTAGACTGTAAAAAATTCGGAACGACATGGGTTTTTAAAAAAACAGCACTTGAAAGAGAATATAACAAAAAGGATAAAAAAAAGAGAGAGTGGTAACTGATGAAATAGTTACCACTCTCTACAAACTTATTTCTTAATAAAATCTAATGCTTTGTAAAGTGTTTCAAACCTATCATTACCCTTTATCATTGTATAATGTTCTTTTGTTATAGAACCTATCTTATTACATGCTCCCCCACCTACAATATACAGATTTTGCGTCTGACCAGGTATATATTCTTTTATATCACATACTCTACATTCTTCTTTCTTATAATTCCAACCAATAACCTCGGCTGGTATTCTGTCAACCTCTCCATCATAGACTATTGTGTATTTTATCATACTATTCACACCCCCATCATTTTTTATCTTATCTTTAAAATCTACCCATAATTTTGGATTATCAAGCATCTTACGAGGACAATATTTTCTCTTAGCATCATAGTGTCTTATTACTTTATCTGTACTAATATTTAAATCTTTCATGAGTTTTCTAGTTAAATCTATTGCATTTTGTCTTGCTTTTGTGTAATTACCATCACGATTTACACATATTTCTATATTAATACTATTGTAATTTGTAACTCCTGCAACTAATGCAGTTCCATAGCTTTTACCAACTGCCCACGCTCCATCTTTATGGTCTAATGTTTGATATATTACTTTATCATCAACATAGTAATGAACACTTGCTTCTAAATTACCATTATTAAGTGCTTGTGCATGTCTCTTAGCATCTGCTCCCTTGTCCTCATTATCAGTCTCATGAATCACTATGAATTTAGGACTATTCTTGTTTGGATAACACTTTTTCTTTGTTAACATCTTTATTATATCTACCATTATTCATTCTCCTCCCTCAACTGTTTGTAAGTCTGATTTATACCTATTGATATACCCCAACAAATTACACCTTGTAAGACTGCACTAGGATTTAATCCTAACATCCAAATAGAGAATCCTATCCCAAGTGCTAATAACACTACTGGAATATACTTGTTATCTAACTGTTTATACTTCTTACATCCTGCTCCTATAACATAAAGAGCAGCAACTAAAATTAGTAACTGCTCTGGTATAAAACTTATTAAATTATCCATATTTTATCCTCCTAATTTAAAATATTCCTTTTTGTATTGCAAATATAAAGAACC